GGTCTTGGTGATCGGCGGGCCGCGAAATCCGACCCCCCTCCCCCCCCTATCAATGTCAAGAATCGCATATAGATTTTCATAAGTCGTTGATTGTCAGTAAAAGCTCACTCGCACAATAATGATTATGTCTAATTGTACTTGCCAAAATGCTTATTGATAATTCATTATCATTATGTCACACCGATTAAAATCATGCCTACGAAAAGACCGAGAGCATATCAGAAAGCCGAGAACCTTCCGGCTAATTTAGTTGTCGAGGAAGCCTGTCCCGCTGTTTGGACTGGGCAGAAGCTTTTTGATAAGAGACCTAATGATTATGCTAGATGTGTACAGATGCTAGCAGAGGGTTCCACGATAACGAGTATTACAAAGCAGTGTAAGATATCAGCTCATACAGTTGCAGTCGTTAAGTCTAGGGAACAGGAAACGCTGAAAGATACGAAAAAGCATCTCCGAGGGTTAATCGGAACAGCGACTCAGCTTGCAGTTGAAAGTCTGATAACTAAACTCCAGGACGATGAAATCCCATCAGGAGTCCTACCAATCGCCACCGGCATCCTAATCGACAAACATCGCCAGTACGAGGGTGAGCCGACTCAAGTCATCGAAGTAAAGAAATCACTCAGCCTCGATGAGATCCGAGCCGAGCTTGCCAATCTGAAGGATGAAAAAATCATCGAGGCCGAAGTCACCGATTCACAATAATCAAAGAGAGTGGTATGCTCTCCTGACTTTATTCTTCTTTTTCCTAGAACGAGATTTAATAATGGACTGCTTATTTATCGTTCTTCGGATAATATTTGAGATATTCGGGTAAATTATTTTAGTCCCTAGCTTATTAACTATTAAGCACTTACACCATTATTAAAAATAAATGTAAAATATATCTTGCTTTTATGTAAAGGTAATCTAGATTAAAGGTATGGACAACAATGCTACACAGATTTCACTTACTACTAACGAACTGGTTATGCTTCAGATGATTGCTTGTAACTGCTATACATCAGCCAACTATTCAGAGCCTGAGAGCTTTGACGAATGCGGATCGCCTTGGTCAAACTGCCTCGATGACTGCGAACTTAAAGATGGAATGGTAATGCCCGATTCTAAATCATTTGGCGGTATCGTCTCTTCTTTAGTCAAAAAGGGGTTAGCAGAATGCTCGGGGATGAATGACCCTGAAGATTGCACAGCCCTAACCGAAGAAGGTTTTAAAGTATGGCAAGACCAAGTGCAGAAGGTGGATTTCTCATGATCTGCCAATTCTGTGAATACGAGTTCCCCGATGGGCTTGGAAAGTACGGATGCCCAAACTGTCATGGCGAGGGGCTGGATGAAGATGAAAGCGAGGGAGACCAATGAACTTTAACCACTCATTCGTTCCCCTCAAGCTCGCTGAAGCTCAAGCCTTTGTGGCCGAGCATCATCGACACTCCAAACCTTTGAAGCGACATCGGTTCAGCATCGGAGTAAAAACCGAATTAGGTATCAAAGGTATAGCCACAGTCGATAATTGCTCTAGTTCTTGGGCTAACCGGCATGACCACATGGAGATCCGAAGAGTCTGCACCGATGGAACTAAGAACCTGGCATCCTTTTTACTCGGTAAAGCATCGATGGCCTGTTTCTGCATGGGGGCTAAGGTCGTATTTACCTATACAAAGCCCTATGAGGCTTGCAGTAGCCTTCTAGCAGATAATTGGGACATTGATGGGGTTAGCCACAGGAAAGGCCATATGCCTCTTATTAGATGGATGAAAGAATCTCCTTGGGAGAAAAAGATTGATGGAGTTGTTTGGAATATGGAAACCGGTGAGCGAGTTCCAAGGGACCAGCATAGGAAAAATAAAACCAACCGAATGCTTAAAACTTTACGAGCATGGCAAGAAAAGTATAAGGATGCAGCATGACCGATAAAAAACAATGGGGCGGTAAGCGTCCAAACCAAACAGGCCGACCGCCGAACCGCAAAGGAGTCAAGCGAGTATCTTTCCATTGCTTGGTCGATCCAGCTACCAGGGATCAGATTAAGCATATCTCCGAGCAGAAGAAATTATCTGCCGGACAAATCATTGACGAGTGGGCTGAAGGTAGCAAGGTATGAGCATGGAAGATTTCCCCTGGAACAAAGAACCCGATCTAAAGACAATGGCTAAAGAATATGCCGAGTGCCACAATTTGGATTTAGCTGAGACCGAAAAGAAATTTGAAGAGGCGAGGCTAAAAGTTATATATGAGATGAATCCGATATTAGACCCTAACTTTGAATCTTCTGATTCGGATACCGACATATAATCTCAAGATAGCCCGAATAATCGCCTAGAAGGCACACAGGGCTGTCTTTTACCGCCTGACCTATATAATCTAGCACGCTAGGGTATAAGACCACCAATCCCGCCATTCCTCTGAATGCCCTCTTTGACGGGATTGGCTGATGTGATATCCTTATCCTCCTTGACGGGATTGGATTTTCATCGAATGCCCAATTTGCTGTGATTGCGAATGCCAAATTATCCTAGTGGTTTGGTCGATGTAATTAACCTGGTCGATGCTTTCCATTTTTATTCTTTTATCTGATCGAGCTTGAAGGCTGATAATGTAGTGGGAGCGGTTCACCGCTTGTCGGGGGCGAGCTTATCCCAAACGGCGGCTTCCTACGCCTTTGGGTAAGCGCGAGGGAGCACTACTTACAGCCTGTCGTTTTACTACTAGTACTACTACTCCTTATAGGGGGGGGGCACTACTACTCAGATTCTACTTCTTTAGTGTATTATTCTATTGCAGTTTAAGCTTCGCTGAGTAAATAGTTTCGAGTCCTCTGCTCTGTTCTTGGACATCGATTTTACCTTTTAAGAGTCTTATAATATTCTTTAATCGTTTTGGGGTAATTTCATTATTTGTTAAATCCTGAAGCTTTATACGCATCACATTAAAGCCTATAATCTGACCTTTTTCCAGCAAGCCAAGTAATTTATCGGCTAGGTGTTCGTTTAACTTTTTTGATTCTGCGGCCTGTCCTGGCTTTCTCAGGTTGGGATCGAGGTCGGGCTTATGGATGAAGTTAGGCCAAGAGAATTCGACTACCTGTTTATCGGGGGTGGGAAAGTTTCTCAGCGTTCCCTCGAGGACTAGGTGATATTCCTCTTCGTGGGGAGTAAGGGTGAGGATAGCATCGGGATCTCTTGCGAATACCCCTGAACCGGATGCCCGGTCGATATGATCGGTTTCTGATTTATTTCCTTTTGAGAAGTGGTGGGCATATACGAATGCACAGCCTAGTTGCTCGGAGAATCGTTCCATTTTATTGAGGACTGCGGAGACTGAGCCGGCATCATTTTCATCGTATTCCCCGCCTAATTTATAGAACGGATCGACAATTACGAGGTCGGGGTTAAAGTCTTTAAGGTTTTGAATGTGGAGTGCCAGTTCATCGAGTGATCGGTTCTGACCTCTAAGGCCACAATAACGATAATTTGTAGTGGGGGTGTAATTATTATCGGGGTGCTGAATAACTTCTTTAATTCGTTCCTTGGCGAGGCGGGGGACTAGCTCGAAATCGAGGTATACGACCTTGCACTCCTGGTTAATCTTATGCCCCATCCAGCTTAATCCATTAGCGGCGGCAAGGCCGAGGTGCATTAGGGCAAGAGTCTTACCCGCCTTCGATGAGCCTGAGAGTATCATCTTACAGCCCTTGTGTAGAATAGTATCAATTAGTACCGGTGGAAGGGTGGAAGGATCGGAGGCATCCGCCATCACTTGAAACAAGTCGATAAATTCGGGGGGTGGTAATGGATCGTCATAGACTTCGTTAATATCGATGCTAGGGATCGGTTCTTGGAATGACTGGGTGGGCGACCTACCCGCAAGAAATCGATCCACCTCATCGGCGGTTGATAGTGTATTTTTGTTTATATAGTCTTCTCGTTTGGCCATGTTATTATTTTGTTGGATTTCTACCTATTGTTAAAATTATTGTGGGCTTTAAATTTATGCTATTTCTGACAATGAAAACGCTTTTACCTTCGCCCATCTTTAAGGAAATTTGTAAAGCCTGAGTGGTGGGTACTCCTAATTTAATAAACCGCCGAATGATTTGGGCTTTAAGTAGGGAATCGATCATTCCCGCCAAAACAGAATCGGTTGAATGGCGGAATACCTTTCCCCTTCTTTTCTGCGGGTTCCCCAAGGCAGTCGGCAAAGCTGAGAGGAATTGGCAAATCGAGAATCACCACCTAGCTTTTGTGAGAGGGTAAGAAATTCATCCCGCTTACCGGCAATCCAGTTAAACCATGCATGGAGTGATTTACCCCCTGAATTTACGATCATTTTGAGGGGGGCGATATTTTCGAGTTGCTGGATAAATCCAAGCTGTTGCTCAAATGAGATCCCCTTGTCATCAATTTCGTGGAGTAAATACTTTCGGCACTTTAGATTCTGTTCGTTCCGACCGGTTGGCTGATCGACTGACGGGTTGTATGTGGTGTATTGGTATTGTGAGAGGTCGTGCTTTGTCCAGGTATCCACTCGGTTACAATATTCGAGTGGCTTATTAAATAGCTCGGGCTGTACGAATATCACATCCTCGGGATCGAACAGGCCGCCCAACGCATCCGCCGCATTCTTTGGAATGGCATCGGATCGGAGGGAATATTCATCGAATAGGCCGGCATATCCGATTGAGGATTTTTGGAGTGATTGATCAACCTCGGTCCTTACCCGCTTAACAGTTATTCTGTTCGGATCGGCNAGGCGGTTATGCGCACCAGTTATCGAGTTTCTAATTTCATTCGACTGATGGGAGCGGTGGGAAGTATGCTGGAGTATTCGTTCGACTACCTGGACTGCCTGTTCCGTATCGTCTATGAATTTGGCCACGATTAGGCAAAGCGGATTAAGTACATCATTGTGGTGGGAAAACTCTCCCTCGGGTAGCCGGTCAAACAGGCTACGGATTTCCCCTCTTAAAGTGGCCATTTACTCGGAACCCTCGCCCTCTATAAACTGGGCAATGTATTCAGTCAGCTTGCCTATCGCCTCGTCCTCAATCCGCCTTAAAGTACGGCGAGGTATCCCTGTTTTCGCGGCCAGTTCGGACTGGGTAAAACCCCGATGGTCCTCGGGAATCTTGAGGAGCATATTTTTCAGCTTGGCATCGGTTGCCATTTGCTTGGCTATTTGACTACTATCGTCCTTCTCCATCCACCGACACCCATTTATCTATCATTCCCTTTGGAAGTCCCGCCTCTGAGACATGGTTATCATTCGGATCGGGTTCATGCCCCTTCCGAGAAATATGGACTATTTCCGTTAGTATTTCATGGGTATGTCCCCACCGTCTAATCGCCCATGCTTCATTCGGAAATCTTATATCGTCAAATACTATGGTTCGATATCCAATGTAAGGTTCTGCGGTCCTGTAGGCTAAGTCTACCCATATGTTAGCATACCCCGCTGGTCCTTCCCTTCCCCAAGTAGTCCCAAGTTCCTGAAGCATTTGCCGGGCATTAATTCCATCGGGGAAACCAGGTATCGGTTCTTCTTTAAAGTTAAGATATCGCTCACTCGGCAGAATGACCTTAAGCATTTTTTTAATAGGAGTGGCGAAGGATAGAATTACCGCTCCCTCGATTGATTTTGCATAGGTCGATTTACCTACACCCTTTGGACCTGTCAGCCCGATGATTTTATTATTCATTGTGTGAAAAATAGTGATGTTATTATTGTTAAAATGAATGCGGCCACGATGTAGGCTAAGACGAGGATTGCGGTGATGAATAATCCGATTAAGCCGATGTTTTTGAGGATGTTCATGCGTGTTGCCTTTCGTGGCATGACCGGCAGATGGAGATTAATTCCCATGCCGGTTCACTGCCTGGTGATAGATTATAAGAGTCGTAGGTCATGTGATGGACTTCAGTCGCTTGCCTTTTTAGACAGCACTGGCAGATGTTATTATCCCTTTGCAGAATTAAACCTCTCTTATCCTTCCATACCTCGGAGTGTAGATATATTTTATATGATTGCTTCCACTCTAAATGCTCTTCCTCCTTGCGGGCTTTCCTAACTTCAATCTCTTCTCGGATTTGATTCTGCCGTTCGGTGTTTTTTTGNTTCTCATATTCTTTAGCCTTATCCTCATCGATAACNTCAACTCCAGTCGGTGGATAATCCGCAGTCAGTACCCCGCAAGCCCCGCAAAGGAGGCATTGCTTCTTATGGCTAATGCCAGTCCCTTGCGAGTAGTACGGATGGGTTTTAACTCTGACCCAGCGACTCGGTTCATCGCATTGTTTAAACGATATTGCTTTGTGGCATCCCATCCCCAAACCTTTTAATCC